AGCATCATATTTTACTCTATCTTTAACATTATCAAGAAATTTTATTTTACTACTTTTAATTGGAGATACTTTATGAGGTACTTTACTTTTTAATAAATTTTTAAGTCCTATAAAAGGATTAACAACTAAATCTAATGCCCCTAATTTACTAAATAATTTAGGAGCAAAAGTTGTAGTACCAATAGCATATTCTATAGGAGACATTACAGGTTGAGAAAATTTATGATGAGGATTAGGTTTTCCTTTCCACATTTCAGATTGAGGATTTGCTTTAGCGCCTTCTTCCCAAGAATCATATGTAGCAAATCCACCTTTTTGATAAGCAGCTGGTGATTCTATTACTGTTCCTTCATAAGGCCCAGTTGGTAAATCTTGTATTCCTGGGGGTACATTTTTATAACTTTCTACTAAATGACCTTGATCATCTATTTTTTGTATATCAATAGGAGCTTTCATCCCAACAGTATTAAATGACTGTCCAGGTTGTACATCAGGAAAAGCCATACTAGCTTGAGTATTTCCCCTAGCATGCTCTTCTCTTAATCCTACTTCTTGTTGTTGTGGAGTTTGAGCAACTTGCATTTGTTGCTTTTCTTGTTGTTGAACAAATTGTCCAACTAAATCTATTCCTTGATCTGCAGCTTGAAAAACTTCAGTTATACTTCCAGGATATCCAGAAGCTCTAATTTGATTTAATAAATCTCTCCTAACTTCGTTTGTTGGCATCCGGCTTAGATTTGGCTATTTCTTTCTTTACTTTATTTTCTTCTCTTTTAATTTGATTAGATTCTCTACTTATATCATTATCAGATTCTTCTCCCCTTACTTTTGCCATCAATTCCTTTTCCTTTAAATCTAATTCTCTTTGCTTAACTTCAAAATCTCGTATCATCTTTTCCAAATTTAAAGAGTGTCCTTCAGTATCCTTTTTAGACTCTGCATTAATTAATGCTATTTCAATATCTTTTTGCCTATCTTTTTCATTTTCTAAAGCTTCTGCCTCAAACTTTATTTGTTCAGCTTCTAATTTTTGCTGTTCTGCTTGTTGTTGAGCCTCTTGTTGAGCTCGTTCTAATTGTTCTTGAGCTCTATCCGCAGCTTTAAGATTTTTCTTAATTTGTGAGAAACTATCAGAGTCTAACATCTCAGCTATATCTCCTGGTTTAGCTCCATTCTGCATCATAGCTTGTGTTAATCCTCTAATATTTGTTAACTTCTCTTGATCTTTACCTGCATCAGAAACAAATATCCCATAGTTAGTTTCCATATGAGACATACTTTCTATATTTAAGAAGTCAGTTGTTCCGTCAGGCATTACATACATTCCTTTTTTTCCTGTTAACCAAGCTTCTTTAGAATAATCTAATAAAGCTTGAAAATCTCTTTGCTCCATTCTCTCGAACTTCCTAAATAAATCTTCTGTAATATGTGATGATTGTAATATAGCTTGTTGTGAAGACGCTTTACCTTCATACGCCCCAATCTCTCCTTGTCTTTGCCTACTTACTCCAGAAATCTTTTCCCATTCAACTAAAATTGATTCTAACAAAGTAATATATTGCTGAATTGTCTTAATAGACATATCTAATACAGATTGATGTTGAGGATTTAATTGTATCCCTTCTTTATTATAATCTACCCAAGCAATTCCTGTACCTTCTACATAATACATAAATTTATCCATATCCCATTTTTTAGGGATCATATTAATATCAAATTGAGCAATAATATCTTTACTTCTAGCAATAGCTAGTTCTAATCTATATTTATAAATATTGTAATTTAACTGATAAGGAATACCAAGTTTTACTAAAGAAATATTTGTAGAATTAGTATCAGAATATCTTCTCCCATTAATAGGGAGTTTACATTTAGATGGATTGTCTAAAGATAATCTTTGATGAGAAATAGGATTAACATTTACATAAAATCTACCATCAATTCTTGTTCCTTCCCATACCTCATTTATCCATCTCCAATCTAATCTTGCCCCTAAATCCTTTAATTCAGCAGGCATTCTAAATCCATCTTGAACTTCTTGTTCTTCTACAGTCCCAGTATTAGGATCCAAATAAGTTAAAAATCCAATTCTTGAGCGAGATTTCCAATAAACATTTACTACTTCAATTAATCTGTTTCTAAAAGAATTAGCATCTTTGCTTTGTGAATTAGCATATAAAAATGAAATATCACTTTCTGAATGTCTTGGCTCTTCAAGTTCCAAAACTTGTTGTTCAGATAAGCTATCATAATAAATATCTATAACTGTAGATGCATGAGAATATTTTCTAACTAAAGCCCAATCTCCATCTTCAACAAATTCTAAATCTGGATCTAAATCATAATCTACATCTAAAGGATTAAGTATTTCATAAAAAGGTTCAGAATTTCTAACTCCTCTATGAGTATAACATTCTCCAGATACTAAATAATGAAACCACCCTTTTTGTATTTTATCATAAACTTCCTGCTCCTGAAATATATAATTTAAAGATTGCTGTCCTAAAATAGCTCTATTATCTACATAAGTATCTTCAAACATAGCAGCTATATGTTCAGGTAATTGCACTTCTTGTTCAGGATCTGCCCCCATATCTTGGCCTTGAGCTTGAACTGCTTGTATAAAATGTTGTTGTAAATTTTTAAATATTAATTCTGACTTGGCATTCTCCTTAATAGAAATAGAATCTGCATTTTGTACTGTAACAGTGTAATTGAGAGGTCTTTTAGATTTTTCCCCTAGAAGAAGATCAATTATGGGTTTGATAATGGGGTAGTTACGCATCTCAGAAGGAAAATTCTTACGGGTTTTACCATAAGGTTTTAATACGTATCTATAATCCGCCTCATCAATTACACCATTATAGTAATCATATAATATCTTTAAATTATCTTTTCTAGCAGAATAGCCTGAGCCTGAATCGGAGAGATCTATAAATGCTTCAACACATTCTTCTCCCCACTTTTTTGTTTTTTTGCTAATAGGCAATTTTTGCCTAGGTATTTTATCGTATCCCATAATCTGACAAATATACTTAAATTATTACATCATTATTACTCTCTTATAGTTTTTATAAATACTATTATAAATATACCACTATAAATAATCACATATATTATATAAACTATATTTTAAAGTTAATTCTTCTCCTTGTTCTATCTTTTTAATCGTTTTTAAATGCTTATATTCTTCATGTTCATCATCAATTAATTCACAATTTGGCTTTTCTGAATGATTTATAAATCCTCCTAAAGGCGTACGTATATAATCATGTTGAAAATTAGGATCATAAACATGTGTAATACCTATAACTACCTCTCCTGGAATGTCTTCTCTAGCGAGAATCCCTGCCCCATGAATTTGTGATGGACCTATTGCCAAGTATTCCGGAAGAGGGTTATAAGGTCTTTTTTTATTTTTTTCACTCATATTAATAATAATTTGAATCGAACCACTTATCTGCGGATCTATCTTCTAATATATCTTTAACTTCTGCATTATATAATTCTCGTGTATGATACATACCAATCATTAACGCCATAACACGGTCAAAGTTACCTACATGATTAAATTTAATTAACTCCATTAATAATGCAGGATCATATATTTTATGCAAATTTAACAATTGTTTTCCATTTTCATCAGTATTTCTTACAGTATTTAACCAATCTCGTATATATATTTCTCCTTGTCGCTTTCTAGCCTCAGTCATATGCATACCATATTGACGTTTTACGGTTCTACTCCTCAACTCTTTTTTATCTAACATTTCAAATTCTTCTTGCAGTTTATGCATCTTTCTATATCTTTTTGCATACGCTATAACCTCACCACGGTCATTCTCAAATCCTATTTTACACCCATAATAATCTGCTAATAAAAATAAATTACGATTATAATCATCTTGCGTATTAGGCCTCCCAACATAAGATGCTACAATAATATCATCTGGTTGAGATAAATTATTAGGGCGTTTTAATACATAAGCTGCTCCTAAAGATGTAGAATCTGCTGATTGATTTTGTCCATAAGGGTCATGACAAATTATATATAAATTATGAGGAACTTGTTGTTTTTCGTTTTTATACGGAGCTTCATATATAATAATTGCCCCAGTTTTATCATCATCTTTTCTATGAGGAAATTTAAGTATTTGTTTTAAATCTCCATCAACAGTAAATTTTACTTCTCCTTTAGAATTATGATATAATTTACCAACAGTTCCTATAGCATGCAATCCCCTTGCTTTTATAATATTATATTGTTCTTGTAAAGAGGCTATATCAAATAAATTAGCTGTAACTTGTAAAGTAGCTTCTTGAGGAGAGAAAGGGTGCTCTGCAATATATTGGTCTAATGATTTTGCGTCTGCAGCACCCTTTTTCTTTTCCCTCATTTTCTTTTCATATTCAATGGCATTTTGCTCTTTTGAATTACCTAAATCATCTATAAATCCATCTAAGTTCTTTTGAATTGGAATAAAATATCCACATATACTACCCATAGCTCCTTCATCCCATATATTTTCATATCCCATACAATCATATGCTGCAGGATTATAAAATATTTCTTCCATTGCTTCAAAGTCAGCTCCTTCTGTTCCACCTGTACCAAAAGCTACCATAAGTCCTAAAGTTTTAGCTCCTTGCCTCATTGTTGGCATTGTTACTTCCCAAGCTTTTAATAAACCAGGAAAAGAACCAGCTTCCTCAAAAAATACTAACTCTCCTGCTTTACCCCTTACTTTATCTGGAGCATCTTTTAAACTTACCCCCATAATCTGAGACTTCATCCCCATTTCTATTTCAATACCATTTACTTTCTTTTTATATCCAGACATTTTATGCATCTCTCTATCTCTTAATCGTGGTTGAGCCCATGCAGTATGATCATCTATAAAAGATAAGAACTCCCAAGCTTTTGAGAGTAATCCATCACCAATTAAATATTCTTTTTGAGAGGCAAATACAAAATTCTTAGAGTTTCTAACAAAAAAATAGTTCCTAGCAAGCATTGCTCCTGCTTTATAAGAGTATCCTTTACGCCTAGCTTTAAGGACAATCATATGCTTATTCTCTGCTCTAGCTCTATCTATTTCTTGGAAATATTCCCAGTCTCCATCATAAAATCTAGGGAAAGTTCGTTCACGTTTAGATTGAATAGTACCATCAGGAAGCTCTTCATCCACAGCTCGATCAATAGGACAATAATTTAAATAAAAATAATGAAATCCTGTAACAGAGAGTTCATCTATCTCGTATCCATACATACATCTCTTTTTCTCAGTATCCCAAAAATCATAATATTCTTTAGTTCCTGGAAGCGCTGATGTATAATAACCATTAGCTATAAAATTAAGAGCAGCTGGTCTTACTCTATCGGTGTCTTTAAACATATATTTTTAATCTTTACTAATTCAGCACATTTTTCATATTCTTCTGTACCAGTATAATATTCTATTACCATATCTATTACATCAGGAGATCTCCCATCTTCATATACAGGATCAAATGGTAAATAATAGGTATCATATTCTTCATCTTCAAGATCAAAATAGATGTCATCGACTGTTTTCTTTTTAGTAATAATATCATAGGCATTATTCATTGCCTGTTCATACATTTCTAAATCTTCTAAAAAATCCATTACATACTATATTTATTAACTTCTATTCCCCCTCTATTTGTATTTGCTGCTTGTTCTTCTTTCTTAACAATCTCTTCTAATCTAGTTAACCCATCAACTACCTTCCCCATCTTTTCAAGATTATTAATTAAGTCTTTAGCATGAAATATAGGTCGTCCATTATCATCTACTAATGTCAAATCTATATCCCTAAAATACCTCTCTAACTTTACAACAGATTCTTTAGCAGCTTTTAATAATCGTACTGCTGAAGTTTCTATTAATTTCTCATATTTATCACAAGCCCCAAATACTTTTGCAGAAGGTTTAAATTTACTTTTCTCACCAAAGATACTATTTTTTACTTCATCTAAACGTTGTTCCCAATCATAAACTGCAAAAGGAGAACGATGATCTACCATAAAATATACAAATGCTAATTCTTCTGGTTTAAGACCTTTAAATTCTTTAATTGTTAAAGTATAAGCACTAGGAAGAGCTACATTATCTTTAATATATATTAAATCATCTTTTATACTCATATACTTTTTTTATTAAATTTCACAGCCTCTAGTCTATATTTACTACATACTTTAATATTAACAAGATGGTTTGGACCATATAATTCTTTAAGAGCAGTTAACCTATGAGCTCCATCCAGTGTTTGATAATGACAAAACACTCCATTATCCCCTACTTTAGGGGGAATTAATTCTAAAACTTCAATATCATTTATAAGACCATATTTTAAAATAGATTTTTTTAATCTACCCCAATTATAATTATCTATCCATTCTTTACCTCCATCAGGACAATAAATCCTAGACAAAGTTATATTTTTAAGGAGAATATAATTTTTACTTTTTAATACTTTAATTTCATTTAAACTAATAACAACTTTATATTTTACTAATCTACTCCAAAGTTTATTTAATTTATTTCGTATCGCATACCATAAAATTTCAATATTATTAAATTTATAATAATATGTAAAAAAAAGTCTAAACCTTAAAAATAAATTCTTCATATTAAGTTTCTTTTTCAATCTTTTGAGCTTTCCATCTAGCTGGAACATCTGGACATTCACTTGTTTTCCATTTAGCTTTTAACTCCATATTACATCCACACAATCCACATCTAAATCCTGGATTCCTAACATGAGGGCATTTAAAACAAGCATCTAAACGTTCTTCATAATCTTCTGGACTTACATATTTAAATCCTCCTTTAGCAAATTTAATTACTTCAGAACTAAAATTTTTCATCATATTGAAGAAATTAGGATAATTGTCATTTTGTGATTCGTTACTCATCTTTTTTCTTTTTTAATTTATTTATATATTTAACTCTATTCTTATTTACAGACCATTTACCAAAATATGGGAGACGTACTGTATCAAATTTTCCATCCTTTATTACTTGAGTTACAAATTTGAATTGATGATCAACAATTTGTTTTACTTTTTTTAAAGGAAGATTATATTTAGTGGCTAAAATATGCACTATACTATCTTTATCTTTAGGCATCGAAATTTGAATCTACAATAATATTTAATAAGTCTCCTACAGTATTTTGAAATATAATAATCTGATAAGGACCCGTCTCATAATGTGTTATTACAAAATTTGATAAATCAAGCATCTCTTTGAATTGTAATTTCTATAACATCTGTATCAGGAGAAAGTAAAGGATTAAGAATGTAATATCCATTACGTTTTAACATTATACCTTTATCTTTAAATCGTTTAATATAGTTATTAAGAGTATTATAATCCTTAATACCTACATTTCTAGCCACTTCTTTTTTATTTCTTACACAACATAAATTAACTTCTTCCGTTATATTATTTACATTGATAAATGCAGATAGAATTTCTAATTCTTTATCTGTCATATTAAAGATACCATTCCATAATTGTAAATACTTATATGTTGTATCTATATTAACTGATATCTTTTTTCGCTTCATTTCTTTTGTTTTTATCATTTTCTAATATTTTAATTAAACCTTTTATTGTATGTAAAGGTCTAGGATTAGTTCCAGTACGATACTCTACTGGATTATATACTAATTTTACCTCTCTAACTAATTCGTCTTTATCATACTTAACAATCCATCTACAAGAATGATGATGCTTTGTCCTTTTTAAATGTGTTAAATAACTCATATTTTTTATTTTTTATGGGTAGTACCCGTTATTAAACATATATACTTATTCTTTGTTGTAAATAATCTTCTCCTACAATCACTACTATGTAATCCCATATAATGTAGGATCTTATATTTCCTTAATAATTTTCTATAAATCTTTTTCATCTTCATTATGTGCTATAACTTCTATATACCATTTATTTTTTATCATACCTGATCTTACTTCCCATGCAATATTTTTATTAATTAGTTTATTTAAAGCTTCTACTTTTGTCTCTATATCTTTTAATACTATTAACCATTCTTCTGGAGTATCTACTTCAATTTCACTTACTATCATTTAACTCTATCTTAGCTATACCCCCAGTTATAGTTATCTTAGAAGTTTTAGATTGTCTATTAAACTCCTCTATATATTTCTCAAGATTTTCACGAGTGCAAAGAAAAGATAAGAATACTTGTAATTCTTTAGCTGCTAGTTCTGTATTTTCTTTTAATTCCATAGATTTAGTACTAGCATCAATTAATGCATGATAGTCTTCAATCGATATAGTTACAGATCCTTTTACCACTTACCTAATAATTGATGTTCCCCTACTAATAGATATTCTTTATTATCTATAGTTATCATTACAGCTTCTGTTCTAGGATCTACCATAACAGTATCCCCCTGTTTTACAAATCTGCAATCAGGTCCTACAACTAATGCTTCTAAAATGTTAGTGGATTTTGCTCTAGCAGTTTTCTTATCTAAGATAATACCAGAGTCAGTTTTAGTTTTACTTGGGTCTGGAAGGACAACCCACGATCCATTTGGTTTAAATTTCATAGTCTATATATTTTTATGCAAATATATAAACTAATCTTTTATAAATCCAAATATTTTTTATACTTTTTTAAAAAAGATATAATTCTCCCCCTTGAAAGTTCGATTTCAAACTTGGATTTCATTCTAGCAGTGCTCCTATTTTCAAGGGACCCAAGGATAGTAAGACTGATGTTAATTCACCGCACTTACCTGTGTGCAATCTATCCTAACTAGAACTTATACACTCGTTCTTTTGCAACTACCGGAGAAAACTCTATCCTTATTTAGGACTACAATCCGATGTCTTTTCCCATTTTTGGTTACCAAGGGATGATATTGTTGCGTTGGCAAAAATAATAAAAATATTTTAAAAACAAACAATTGCTCTCAAAATATTTTTATTATTTAGGGGATTTTTTATTTATCTAAGAATTTTAATAAAATAATTAATACTACTAGACCAACAAAACCGTTGCTACCTAATAAATTAATTACATCCATAACGTTACTAATAACGCTCATTCCAAATACTGGGGAACCAAATACTATTTCCGCCATTACTCCAAATGATAACAACACCATAAACAAAGAAGTCATACCTTTAAAAAACGATGTTGCATACTTAAATACACTTTCCATAGAATAAAGTTTTAAGGGTTAAGTTTGCAAATATACTATATTCCTAGTAAAAATACAATCAAAAATATGAGAAAATACAAAATTGGGGATAGATCTAGTTCTTTTTTCATACTACAAATATACCTATTTATCTGGGTGTCAATGTTAAATTAATGTTAAGAAGGTATTAAAAAAATATTAAAAAAATTTTTTTAAGGTGTTTTTGTGAGTGTGTGGACCAACTCAATCAAAGACCCCTACTATCTATCGAACTTTGGAATGCCCCGGTATTTCAATTAATATTAATTTAAAACTTGCAATTATGAAACTAATCGAGTATCTAAAATCCATAGGAGCATCTACCTGTAAATTGGTTAGTGGTCCTAACGGTAGATTTGTGTCCTATACGGTCGACGGAGTAGTATCTACTCTACCTGTAGGGAAGAAATCTCAAAACGGTTCATTAGCAGAGTTCAATGCTTTAGAAGCAGAAGACGGAACTGTTATTGCTACTGTGAATACCTACAAAGATGTTGAAGAATTGGAGTTAGCGTAGGAAAGGGGGATTCGTCCCCTTTTACAGCAACTTCGTATAAAAATACACAAGGGACAAATAGGTTAGGACCTTTAATCTGGTTGAGAAAGAAAAGAGCAGTTGTAATTGCAAGAAGGCAATAGAGCATCTGTTATCCGAGTAAATCTCTTAATCCGCAAAATTGTGTTGAGAAGCACCATAAACTATTTAGATAACATAACTGGGCTAAGAACAATCGTGCACGATTTCCCTGGGCCTGGGAGTGTTATTGTTCTTCATCCATCAAAAACCCTTACTAATTATGGAACATAATCTCTTAATAACTTGCTTATCCACTACTTCGATAGATGATAAGAGTGAAAAGAGTTTAACTTTAAGTGTGTGAGTGTGGCAATCAGGTCACATTCACCACTTTTTACCACAATTTACCACTTAATCAATTTAACAACATTTAAAATATAACACAATGATAAATTTAACATTAAATGAAAGAACATTTATTATGACACTTTTAGAAAAATATATTGCAGATAATAATATACAATCTGAACTACCTGCTAAAGCAGTATGGTTGAATAAACTAATCAATAAACTTGATAAAACACCTGAACAAGATAATGGTCTTGCAAAAGGGCAAGTTATAACAAGTAAAGGTAACATAAGATATGATGAGTTTGATGATGAAGAATATATGTAACCATAACACCTGAACAAGTGTATAAACTGTTCATTTAATCAATTTAACAACACTTGAAATATAACATTATGGATATACTACAACATTTAAAAGACTATAAAATGAAGAGATTCTTCTCTAACAATTGTGCTTGGACAAAAGAATGTAAAGAAGAATATAAAACATTAATATCTTTAATAAAACAATTAACACCAAAATCTAAAATATAATACTATGAACTATAATGAATGGATACAACACATTGCTAATACACTATTAAAATATAAAGCAAAACGAGAAGGTAAACTTCGTTACATAGACGGTACACCAACAGACCATTTATGCTTATGCGAATCAGAATTTTGTCCTCATTGCGATTGTTACGCATACTTACCAGGTATTACTTGGACAAGAAGAGATAAAAAGATGATGATGAACTTTATGAATAATAAATATATAATTAAGAAATAATCAATCTAATAACACTTAAAATAACAATTATGAAAACAATCTTGAAATCAATATTTTTAACAACACTTGTAGCAATCTTTTGCGCTTGTGTATTCACATTATTAGGATTAATATTAAACTTTTGGAATGAAACTCTTGCCAATGCTTCATTAGCATTTATAGCATCTGTTGTAATAGGTACAATATCTTATTTTGGTATTGACATTGCAATACAATCTTGGACAGGAGATAAATTACCTTTCTAAAAATAATAAGAGAGAAGAAAAGCCAAGGTCTTGGTTGAAAATAGAACCATATAAATAGAACCACAGTGTTCTCTCTTATTATTTAACTAACTGTTTGTACTAACTGTAGATAAACCCAGTTGTGGTTTTGAAGGTTAGTATGAACAGTTATTTATAAGAAGATTAACACTTAAAATATAAAGAAATGAAAAGATTAACAAAAGATGACGAAAAAACATTTGATATTGCTTATAGCATAATTAAAGGAGATACTTATGTGGAAGTAAGATAATAAATAAAATAAAATTAACTAAATACAAATAAAGAGATGATATTACCAGAAAACGAAACATTAGAACTACTTGAAAGATGGATTGAGCAAATAGATGTAGATGAAGATAAAGAAAATGATTATATAGAGTTAGAAATCAAGGATAAAGAAGTAATTATTCTTAAAAGTATTCTTACTCGCTATAAATATATACAATCATGTAACTATTCATATAAACGCAAAATGCGTGTTTTAACCAATATAATGAATAAAACACTTAAAAATACTATAGATGAGTTTATTAATGAAGGGAATCCCGAGTTAAGGGAATAATTAAATTTAATAACATTTAAAATATAAAGATATGATACCAATGAACACAAGATTAGTTTATAAATATAAGAATGAAGATAAGAGAGAGTTATCATTTGAAGAGTGGATACTTTATATTATTGAACAAGAAGTCAATCAAAAAACATTACCATGGAACAGGAAAATAGTTGAAATATGGAACAAGAAATTATAGTTAAAATAATAGTAATCGTAGGTATAATTATAATTTTATCAGGTAATAATAAAAATAAAGAATAGAAAAGAAAGGACAGAGTGGAGATAGGAAACAGTTATATATCTAGATATATATAGTAACGGAAGTAAATTCCAGCTGACTTATACTGTAGTAATAAGCAATTTCAATAGGTGGTAACATAGCTATGAATGTCTTCAAGAAAGTAATGCAATTAGTTATGTGACTTGCAAGCACGAAGGTTCTAATTGTTGTCAAATCTCGCTTTCTTCTCTATTCTTTTTAAAAATAAATAGTAGGTTGATAGTAATCCTTTCAAAAACTATCATTAATTAAACCATTAAAAACAATTAAACAATGGCAAATCAATTAAACAGTGGGGCTTTGGACACACTTAAAACAGGACAAACATTATTAACAAAAGTTTACAAAACAAAGAAAGCAGGAATGGTTCAAATTGAAATCGCAGAGAGAATTGATAATCCAAATGCTACATCATCATTAGGAGAAGGTTTTACAACATTCTATTCATTTGCAAATGGTAGTACTGGAAAACCTCGTAGATTTTGGGATCCAATAGAAGCTATTTATTTAGAAACTATGCTACAGATTCCAAATTTAGACATAGAAAATGGAGAATATGCTACTGATGTAGAAACTGGTAAAGAATATATGGAGTTAAATATTCTTAATCCAACAGCGTATGTTAATCCTCAAACAGGAGAAGCAGTTGAGTTAAGAATGAGAGGTAGAGTTATTGAAACTACTGAAGGTAAAGAATATGATATAAATAATCAAAGATATAAAGTAAATCCATCTACTAAAGAGCCTGTATTACACGGTGGAAACTACATTTATAATAAAAATCAAATTCTATTTGTTGAGAATACAAGTGATGAACTTGTACTACCACATGTATTTTTAGCATCTGATACTGTTTCAGTTACTTCTAAAGTTGAAAGCGAAGAAACGGTAGTAGAAGAAATGAATATGCTATAACAAATTGCAAGTTTGTTAATTTACAATTATAAAGGATTTAGTTATATTTAGAAATAAATATAGTTAAATTCTTTATATTTGTATCATAAATTATAAAAACAATTATTATGACAAAATTAGAACAAGGTAGAAAAAATCATAGAATAGTGGAAGATAAAGTAATTATGGAAAAAATTAAATTTAAGGGGAAAAAAATCATTAGGGAAAGAGTGGAAAAAATTTGGAATATCCCTGAAGTAATTACTAATGATATAGGATTTCAATTAATGTTTGGATTTGATTCACCTGTATCACCACCACATATTTCAAATGGATTAAATGAATATTCACTAGATAATAAAAAATAACTTAAAATAAACAATTATGGGACAAATGAAATGGATTTATACTATGGTTCAAGACGGATCATATCAGATTTTTAAAGGAATGTATGAAAGTGCATTAAAAACTAATGCAAAGACATTTAAGTTTGGAAACAGAGATTTTAGTATAGCTAAAGCTAGACATATATGTATTTTAGGGGATAGAGCTCAATTAGAGTATGATAAATATATTGATAGTATAGCTGATGCTGAATATGATGCTAGATATTTAGAACAATGATTTACTTTATAGGAAATACTGCAATCCACGAGTCACCTCATTATCAGTTGGCAACAATTGATGATGTCGTGGATTACTGCAGTAATAAAAAAGTATTAGGCGTAGATACAGAAACAGAAGGATTTGATTTTACTTGTAAGAAAATGATTATGTTTCAAATTGGAGATGCTGATAATCAATATATTATAGATACAAGATATATTAGTATTGAGCCTTTAAGAAATATACTTG